AATTGTAATACATTATTATCTGAATCAACTGCTGTGATTTGTTTAACCTTGTCGTGTAACAATGGGATAAGAACACTTCCATACCAACAACCCCAAATAACAACTTCAGTATCTTTATTCAAAAGATTTAGTTTATCTAAATTATTAACCAATAATGATTTAGCTTCAATTTGATTATCACTAAATGAATCTAAAATATCTTCTTCAAAATTTACTTCATGTTTAATTGTAGTAAACACATTATTAAGTAAAGTTAAATCTGGGTCTTTATTATATTTTATTTTAAATAAAGTTTTTAGGAATGTACTATCATCTTCATTTTTTACTGCAGTTAAGATATCTTCAATGTTATCAGTTCCTATATCATAATTATTATTTAAATTTAAAATATTTATTAAATTATTTAATTTATCTTTACTAAGCATTAGCCCCACCCATCACCTGTTATTTTTTTTATTAACATCCAATCTCCAATTACTAATATATCTATAGCAGTTTCTCTAAAAGTTCTAATAGCATGTTCAGGTTTTTCTACAATAGGTTCCTGAGAATTAAAGCTAGTATTTAATAACATCGGTATATCTGTTATTTTATAAAACTCATTAATCAAATCATAGTACTTCTCATTTTGTTCTCTATTCACTGTTTGTATTCTTGATGTTTCATCAATATGTATAACACCAGGAATCCTATCAATTAAATGAAAATGTTTAATCGGCATAATTCTTGACATATATGGAGATGGTTGATTTGTATCAAAGTATTCTTGATAATGTTCTTCTAATACTGCTGGTGCAAATGGTCTGAAGTCTTCTCTCATTTTAATTGTATCATTAATTATATTTTTAATATCAGGATTACGTGGATCTGCTAGGATACTTCTATTACCTAATGCCCTATTGCCACTTTCAGATTTACCTTGAAACCAACCTACTATTTTTTCATTAGCAATTTCTTGAGCAATTAATTTCATATCAAGAGGTTCCCAGAATAATGATTCATAACCCCACTCAAAACCTTTACCTTCGGACCAAGGTACAAATTCTGTTGCATCACTTGCTTTTTCATCTTCATTAGGTTCCCAATCATATTCTTTACCAGCATATGTTTCTACTATATGTTTATTATTATTTAATATATAGTCAGCATGTTGATATACACCAAGAGCTTGGCCTTCATCACCAACAGCAGGTGGTACAAAAACATTTTTATAATGTTTAGTAAATTCTTCATTCATATAACCATTATAAGATACACCACCAGCAACACAAAGATTATCTGAAGTTTTAAGTGGATAAACCCATTCTTTAATTTTATCTATTGTAAATTGTTGAAGTGTATGTGCTAAGTCTTCTTTCTTATATTTTTTTAAATCAATATATTTAAAATGTTCCTGCTTCTTTTCTGTTATTGGTAAACTTAATATTAATTCAAAAATGTCATAGAAATAATCATTCATTCTTCCATAAGCAGATAGTCCCATAAGTTTACCTGCTCCTAGTGTACCAAACCCTGTTAGGTTTGCCATGTGATTCCATAACCAACCAATAGGTAATACATTTGATAGGTTAGTCATATTTCCATCTTTATCAAAGAAGCAGCATCTATATCTATTACCAATACCATCAATAGCTAAACAATCTGATTCTTCAAAGCCTGAATTAATAAAGGCATATGTGGCGTGTGATTGGTGATGGTCTATAAAGTATATCCCATCTTTATAATAATAGTCCCATAATTTTTTAGGTTGCCATTCGAATATTTCATCATGACCCTTTAATACTGTTTGGAGTAATTCATCCTTTGACATTCTTATACCACCGACAGTATAAGTAAATGCTAAGACACTATCATCTGGTTTCTTAAAATATTCTTTTGTAAATGCATCATTAAGTTTATAGTCACTAGGATTTAATATGTCTGATTGATGAGCATAGGCTTCTGCACGATAAGGTAGGTTATGCTTAAATCGTGTTTCTCTTTCTCTTTGATTATGCCATACACCATCATAGGTGTTATGGTCATGTAGGTTCAGTGCTACTGCTATTATTTTTTTATTCATTTAGTATGCTCGCATATTTTTTAATATTAAAATGTCCTTTCGGTTGTACGTACTCTGTACAGGTCTTACAATAGTTCTCATATTTAAATAATCTAAAGTTCATCATCTTATCAATATTTTCTTGTGTTAATTCAAAATTCTTAGATAAGATTGCATTGTTTGCAAACTTTTTACTACAGTGTACTATGTGTTGTTTTTCAAAATCTATAACAGGTACCATTGGAAAAGCTGCACACATTTTTCTATCTATCTCATCAGCCTGTATAACATCTAAAAATCCTGGTGACCTACCATTAAATTCTTTCCATAATGTATTTTTATGGTCTAGCTTTTTAATGACTTTAGGGTATAGATGTTTATATTTTTTAAAATTAGGAGTTTCAATGACTAAGTTAAAATTATTCATATCATTCACATCATGGAAATCATAATTACCCAGCTTCGTAATTTCATGTTCATAAAAATCTAAAACTAAATGTTCAACATATATTATATCAGAATCTTTTAATACTTGTGGCCATCTTCTTCTAACCATTGAATTTGATAATACCTCACACACATGATTAGGATTGCTTTTAATTTCTGTAATAACTTCATCTAAGTTCTTAATTAATCCAGGCTCACCACCAAGTAAGTTACATCTTACTTTATAATTTCTTAAATAATGTAAAATCTTCTTTAAGAATTCCATGTCAACAATTAGGTTTCTTTGTTCCAAAGTATAACTTGTACAATAATGACAATCCTTATTACAAGACATTGTTAAAAAGAAGTCTATTGCTAGATAATTATTCTGTACGTCTATTAATTGTTTCATATACTTTATCAAAAAAGAATTTGTTAAATGCTATTAATAATTTTGCTTTAGGTTTTTCTTTAAAAGGAACATCATTCCATTTACAATAATCTGGCATTTGATATATTTTTTCTACTATATGGTAATATATATCTTCTACAGGTTCGAATCGAAGACGTCTTTCATTAAACGTTATATCACCTATCACAGTTTCCATGCTATGATATAATTTTAATAAAGCTTCATCATGTATTTCAACCATGTTAGCGTTATCATCAATTAAAATAATTCTATCGTTTATTATTTCTATCATAGGGATAACATAATTATATTATTAACTTTATTTATTTCATCATCTGTTAAATATGGATGCATCGGTAATGTAAGTATTGTATCACATATTTGTTGTGCATTTGGACAGATATCTTTTCTATGTTTAATGTTTTGATACATAGGATGTTCAGATATAGGTTTAGGATAATGTACTCCAGACCCTTCTATTTTTTCTTTTATAGTATCTCTTATTTCTTTATTCTCAAACCTAACAACATATTTATGATAAGTATGATTTAAACCATCAGAAGGTTTTTGTATATGAACTGGTAAATCTTTAAGTACAGCATCATATTGGTCAGCAATAACTTGTCTTTGAAAATTCCATTTTAACATCATCTTTAATCTAAAATCAATAAACTCTGCATTCATACCAAGCATCTTAGAATTATATCCTAATACTTCATGTTCACCATGCTTTCTTAATTTTCTAAATAACATTGCTTCCTCTTTACTATCTGTGAGTATAGCACCACCACCAGCAATACCAGAAATTTGTTTATTTGCATTAAAGCTTAATGTACTAATATCTCCTATTGAACCTGCCGGCCTTCCATGTAAACTAGAACCTAAAGCTTGACACGCATCTTCAATAAAGACAATTCGTTTTTCTCTCCAATAGAGCTCTGGCTCTCCTTCACAGAAATGTCTTATCTCCTGTGTGCCAGACATACTTCCAAATAGGAATGGATAAACAATTGCTTTTGTTTTATCATTTACCATTCTTTTAATACTATCAAATGATATGTGATATGTATCTAAATCTACATCACAAAATACTGGTGTGGCTCCAGCTAAAGATACACATGATGCTGAAGATATCCAAGAGAAGTTAGTTACTAATACTTCATCATCAGGTTTAAGATTTAAACTTAATAAAGCAAAAGTTAAAGCATCAGTTCCATTACTACAAGCAACTGCAAATTTTCTATTTGTTACTTCCTTTAAACTTTTCTCAAGAAATTCTATATTCCTTTCTTGTTCTTTTTGCATTACACTATCAAAGAGTTTTAAATACTCTTCTTTATTTTCTAAATATTCTCTATCCCAACCTGTCATATATGTACTCCGCTATTTTTTCCTGTCCTTTTTTATTAGGATGACTATCATATTCTGATATAACTAAACCAAGTTTGGCCTGGTCTTCAGGACCATATCCTAATACCGCACGATTCATTGACCATCCACCAAGTTTTTCTACAGTAGGCCAACCCATAAATTTTTCTGTGTTTAGAATATCTTCATATTCTAAAAACATTTTTATAATATCTTCTAAATCTTTTACTTTATTTCCTGGATATGCAAGTGTATCATCCATTGTTTTGCCTTCAAATACTATTTCTTGTTCAGTAGGAGGTAATCCTCTTATAAAAGATAAGTATAAAGGTATCATTTGCCATTGCAAATATGGTAAGTTATATCTTTCACACATCATTTCAAAACTCATATACAATCTTAAACTTTTTCGTACCCAACTATGTAAATCACCGTTAGGGTCTACTCGTTGTTCATGCCATCTACCTCTATGATGCCAAGGAGGCACAAATAGATTACCCACTTGATAATCTTTTCTATGACATTCTGACCACGGAGCTATAACCAATCCTATTTTATCTTTATCTTTTACTCTTAGAATAAAATCTTGTAATGTTGAATATATATACTCATTCCCTTGGCCTGCCCTTGCCAGATTAATAGCTCTCATATTTAATTTTTCTGCTAATATTTCTGGCCACTTCGGCCAAGAGCAATCTAAAAGTGGATGAGCAGAAGATCGAAAAATTCTATCAGTAAAACTATCACCACTAACTATTAATAATTTTCTCATAAGTGTTCTATTAAAATTTGTGCTATTTTTTCTTGGCCTTCTTTACTAGGATGACCATCTTCGAGTGATATGCACATACCAGTATCATCGTTAATATACTTTCCCATCATTGACCAACCATTTAATTCTGGTATTGGTGGCCAACCTGGAAATCTTTTATTATTTATTATTTCATCATATTCGTAAATAGCTCTCCATGAATTTTGAATATCATTGTCATTATTCATCTTAACAATCTTACCAGGCTTTAGATAACTTTCATCAGACTGAGTCTGATAAAATGGCAGCATTTGAGATTGCAAGTATGGTATATTATATCTCTCGCAAAGTATCTGAAGACTCATATAAAGTCTTACAGTATTTTTTGCATGTGTCTCAAATTTATGATTTGTAAATTTTCCATATTTCGAATTATCTATCTGCCACTGTTGCATAACAGGATTCCAACTTTGATAACTTCTTCTATTAGCGTGTGTCCATCCTACTGCAACAAATCCAACATTATCTCTATATTTTATAACTGCATCTTGTATAGATTCATATGTTTCAATATTATCTTGTCCGGATAGTGCTAAATTAATAACTCTCATACCCAAATGTTTAGCTAATATTTCGGGCCATTTTGGCCATGATACATCCATTTCTGGATGAGATGCAGATCTAAAATTTGCATCAGTCCAACTATCACCACCAGCTATTAATAATTTTTTTATCATACAAAACCCTTTGGGTCTTTTCCTCTACCACTATCTTTTATATTTTTATTTTTCACACAAAACATTTTGCAATTTTGTGGAGCATCGTTAGGATTATTTAATAATCCCATATAAAAATCTTGCCAAGTATCAGAAAGAAAAACATTTCTAATATCATCTGCAGTATGAAGATTATCTATATGGTATTTATCTTGATAAAATCCTCGTTTTCCAAGTGCGTATACCCATTGATCTTTTTCACAGCATGGAATAAAATATCCCATACTATTAAACATAATTGGTTTTCTTCTAACATCATTTAAACAATCTGGGTCTATTTCTGACCAAGGATTAATCCTTGGTTGATAAGCTTCATTTTTTTTATTTATATCTATAGAATAGATATCTATTTCATGTGCTTCATCTCTTTTTATAGCTATATGTTCTTCGGTTGGTTTATATACTGACATATCTACTCCAGTACCGGTTCCATTTTTATCACCGCCCTCAGATATAGGACTATCATTTTTCCATCGAGTAGAATGCATCTCTTTAAAGTTAATCCCATATTGCGCAGCCATAAGCTTACCTTCCTTAATATGGTATTGATTATATTTAAATACAATCCATTGCCAATCAATCATAGCTCCCATTGATTTACCAAGCTTCATCATTTCCCAAACTTGTTCTCCATTCTGATTAATTCTATATTTATGAGACTCTTCTGGTAAACCATCTAAAGCAAATATCCATGTCCATACTTCACCTTGGCAAAGTTCAAAAACTTTAGTCCACCATTTTTTTGTTTTGCCACTACCATTTGTATGAAAATTTATTTTAATGTTTTTGCCTTTTAAATATTTTAATGTATCTATAAAATCTGGATGATAAATTGGATCTGATAAATTTCCACAAAAATCAAATTGCTTAAATATTTCAAATATTACTTTGAATGAATCAAGTCGAATATTATATCTATCTGGCCAACCCATACCTATACTCTTCATATCATTTCTCATCATACATCCACCACACTTAAGTCTACATGCAATCCCTGCTTCAAAATTAAGAGACGAAGAATTAAAGAGTTGATACCCGGATTCGATACCAAGTAACCAATCTACATTTATTTTATTATTAACTATTTTTTCCATCTCTTATTTCTTCTTCTTTCCAATCAGCGCCGGCTTGCAAATGATTTATTGGATATAAGTCTTCGCCAAATGCCCACCTTCTTTCATAACACCAAAAACATTTTCCACATACTCTTGTAAAATTATCAGTCCATTGAGCTGTACCAACACATGATCTGGTATGTGGATAAATCTCATTAAGTAGGAAAGGATGTTGGTGATATATAGCAGCAACAAATTTTTTATTAACATTTATAAATGGTTGATATATCTGTCGAAACCAATTTGGCCAATTTTCTTCATGGGTACGTCTAGGTTCTGATACATCGAAGAATCCACCTGCTTTCATTTCTTTAATTGATGGATTAGATGACATACCGTCTAGTCGTAAAGGATTCGAATAGCTTTTCATTAAGTCTCTTGTAAGTCTATCTATTAGTAATATTTTTGCCATTCCAATCGTGGTCATATCTTTATATCTTTCATAATGCTTTATACAATAATCAGCGTCAGGCCATATTGCTGGGTCTTTATCATTAAATTCAAATACTTCTATATCTTTTAAATTTGCATTAGGAAATTCTTTTTGCATTTTTTCAACAATGAGTATAGCTGAATCAGCATCTAACGGTGCATTAAGGTCTCTACACGTGTATGGTATATATTCTATATCTGGAAAATGTGTAAGGCAAAGATAAAGTGCTGAAGCAGAATCACATCCACCTGATAGTGATACTAAAACTTGTTTAGGTAAACCATTGTTATCAAGTTCAACATTAGAATCTAATCCACTTTTAGCATGTTCACCATTGAAAAAATCAATTGTTATATTATTATATGTTATTTTCATTATGTATTCCTAGTGTCTCGCCAAGTCTGTAGTTCTCTAGTAACATTAAAGTATTCTTCATTTTTAATTTTCTTAACCGTGAACTTTGGGTCTGGCTTTGGAAAATTAGCATATATTTCTTTCATGTTATCTTTAATATTTCTTGATTTTGGGTCAAATCCTCTGTTGGTTTTAATTAACAATAAAGTAAATCCTTCTTCTTCTGCCATCTCTTTTGCTCGTTCTATTTCATGTTCGTTATAACCAAATATAATATATTGCCAAACAATAGCTGCACCCATTGATTTACCTAATCGCATTGTCTCCCATACTTTGTCAAAGTCAGAACCAATACGATATAATTCACTTTTTTTATCTATTCCATCTACACCAAAGTACCATGCATTTTCATTCATACCATAAGTAAATGCTTCTTCCCACCATGCAGTAGTATGACGATTTTTTACAGATTGACCACAAGTAGCAATCCTTACACCTCTCCCAGTACCATCTAACATTTTTAAAAATGTTAAAAAATCTGGATGATAGATTGGATCTGATAGTTGTCCACAGAATGTTATACAGTGTTCAAAATAATTAATAATTTTTTGAAAATCTTCTATAGGTAAATCAAATGCTCGTTTTATTCTTGGTTGACCTTCTTTCTTTTGTCTAAGACATTGTGGACATCTTAAAATACATCTATGCGATGAATCAATATTAGGCGATCCCCATACTTCATTAGTTGTATACCAATCTGCAATTCTATCAGTAGGTTGTAGTTCTGTAAATCTCATTATATTACCTGTGTTAAATATAAATTATTATCTTTCTTTAAATTACCACATTTGTATTTGCAATGCTTCATAGCTTGACCTTGATTATTAAGTAGTGTATCAAAGAAATGATCCCATTCATCTGATTTAAATATCTCTTCTAATGAATTAACATTTTTAACTCGAAGGTGGTCATCTTTTAATCCAAAGTATTCAACACCATAATCATTTTTTGGATCGTCTAACCAACAGCATGGAAGCATAAAGCCATCAGATGTATATGCAGCAGGCTTATGATAACTCTTAGGGTTAAAAGTTAAACACCTTGGTTTAATCTCTAGTTTAAATTCTTCACCTATTTCTATATCTTGTTGTTCTTCTTTTTGTTTATTCATTGCTGCTTCTGATGAGCTCATAATTCTATCTCCTGTATATGTGGTTTATAGAATTCTTCTAATTCTGGGTACACATCAAATAAGTTCATTTCCCATTTGGTTCCTTTATAATGTTTATCTATCATAAATAAATAATCTAAAGTTTCTTGATAATGATGACCATGATTGTCTTCTTTCAATACATTTTGTATATCTGGAAAACCCTCATACATAGGAATAAGTTTATCTTTAAGTTTTTGTGGTAATACATTAGCACATAATTTAGCTGGCCCTCTAATGTTTGACCAATTTATTTGTTTTATTAAATCTCCATTTTCCTTAGCCCAATTTATTAGTCTATAAAATCTAAGTACAGATAAAAAAGATATAGTTCCATTTATATTTATTTCTACATTTGGATAGAAACTAACATGTTCCATGTTCCTAATAATTTCTTCCCAATTAGATCTACGTCTTATATAATTATTTTCTTTTTCAATTCCATCTAATGATACTGTAAATTCAAATAGATGAAAGTGAGGAATGAATTTTGTAATTTTTATTTTTTCAAACTCTAACACAGACATATTTGTTTGATATTTAATCATCATAGCTCTAGCTTCATCTTTATGAATTATTTTTGATAATAGTGTATAAAACTTTTTCATTACTAAAGGTTCACCACCAATTAGTTTTAGATTATATATGTATGGAGATAGAGTAACAATATCATCTATAACAGAATCAAGTGTTTGTTTATCGATAAGCTTAGGTTTCTTTATACTTTGTTCAGAAAAAATATCCGCACCAGCTAGAGCAGGGGAATTCATTGTTTGAATTCTAGTACTAGAATCATATGGAACGCACATATAACAATCTAAATTACATTGATTACCAAAGGCCTTTACTTGTACTTCAAGCAATCTTTCTTTTAATTCAATATTTCCATTTCTTTTAAAGCTCTCGGCCATATTACGTATACGTGGCCAAAGCTCTGTATCGTTCGTTTGAATTTTTAAAGAAGCTTGACGTCTTGACCTTCCATAATGTTTTTCTTGATGCCTACAATTTTTACATACTTTTTCTACAACTTTAAGATCAGAACCAGGAGTAAGCATCTCTGTACGTAAAGACCTTAGTATATTATTTTTATGAAAGTATTCTCCAGGTAGTGTATTTCTAACACTTGGAAATTGTTGCAATTGATTAACTTTGCTATGAGTGGTCTCAAGATTTTCGGCCCAAGAACATGGGTATGAATCTCCTTTTGTATTAGTGTACATTAATTGAAATGGTGCAGAGCAAAACCAAATCTCTTCATTCTTAATTTGATTTTCTAAAATATCACTATTTTTAAACCATTGGCTTGTATCTACTTTTCCATCACCAAGAAACTTATCTCCTGGCCCACCTTTAGTCATATGTTTCTTTAGTTTTTCACTCATTCAGTTACATAGTTTGTTGGATAATTATTACTGTCTCCTGGCAACCAGCCAGTGAGGCGATTTTGAGAAAGATTTCTTTCACTCATTAGGAGTCTATTTTCTTTAGGTATATAATATTCTTCTAATTCTGGAAATACATCAAATAAATGCTTTTCCCATTTAGTTCCTTTATAGTATTCATCAGCATCTAACATATAATCAAAAACCTCTTGAATATCTAAACCCCTTTCAGCCGGCATTTCAAGAGCTGATTGAATATCAGGCCATTGTTCATACTTGGGAATTAAGTCATCTTTTATTTTTTGTGGTAAATTATTAACTCTTAAAAGTGGTGGGGTCTCTAACATAGCCCAGTTTATTTGATCGATAATAGGATTTTCTAAACACCAATCTATAACTTCATAAAATCTCATTACACTAAGGAAAGAAACTAGTCCATTAAAATCGACATCAACATTATCATATGTATTACAAATCTCAGCATTTTTTACAATCTTATCCCAACTACATCTTCTTCTCATGTATTCAATAGTTTCACCAATACCATCAACAGATGCAACCATAGAAACAAGTTTAAAGTGAGGTATATAGTTAAAAATATTATGTTTACCAGCTTTCATTTCAGTTAAATTTGTTTGATATTTAATTATAATGTTTTTAGCTTCATCCATTTCTATTAATTTATCTAATAGTTCATAATGCTTTTTCATAATTAATGGTTCACCACCAATAATTTTTATACTTCGTGTATATGGAGCTAATTCAAGAGTTTGGTCTATCATAGATACTGTGTTACGTATTTTTTCTTCGACTTTAAATTTTGGTATTGTAAAACCACCAGCATTATCTTGCTTTACATCTTTTTCTTTTAGTATTTCAGTTTTATCTCTTGAAACCCAGTGAAGCTTTTCAAGTTGCATTTCATCTAATTCCTCAAATATTGCATCATTCCATACTCCACCTTCTATAGCAACCTTTTGACGAATTGTAGAATTAGCATGTACACACATATAACAATCTAAATTACATTCAGAACCAAACATCTTTAATTGAATCTCAATTATTCTTTCATCAAAAGCCCACATTCCACTTGCGTTAAATAACTTAGCTGATCTGTCAACCTTTTCCCAATAATCTGGTTCATTAGAATGTATTTTCATACAGGCTGTTCTTCTAGACCTACCATAACGTTTTTCATCATTTACACATCTTTCACAGAAACGCTTAACATTCTTAAACTCAGAATCTGGGTCTAGCATTTCTGCACGGATAGTATTCATAGCAGGAGCATCTTCCATCCATTCTTTCATTGTTGTGTTTAGTACATTATGAGTTTTTGGTGGGACAGCAAAACAACATGTTTGATAATTTCCATCTATTTCCATATATAATTGAGTGAATGGAATATCACAAAAGAAAATTTCTTGGTCTTTTGCTTGTTGAGCTATTGTTCCTTTGTCAAGCATATTTGGTCTATACCTATGTCTTTTCCGGCCATCGTCATCAAATTCCTGAAGTGGCCTGACAAACCAAGAGGATGTATCAACTTTACCATCAAGCAAAGACATTTTAAAATCTTTATCTCCTGGTCCACCCTTTGTCATAAACTTTGGAAGTTTTTTACTCATTGCTAATCTCCTCGTAATGTTCTTTTAATTCTGGGAATACATTTAATAAATCCATTTCCCATTTAGTTCCTTCATATGATTTATCCATATCCATACAATATTTATAAAGTTCTTTCGCATTAAAATCATCCTCTACTGGCATTTGAAGAAGCTTAACAATTTCATGCATATATGGAATTTGTTTATATTTGGGAATTAACCTATCTTTTATTTTTTGAGGCAAATTATTACATTTCATTTGAGTTGGATAATCTATTCTCCACCAATTATGAGGGTATTGTCCTAGAAAAGATTGAATTTCATATAAGTGTAATACACTAAAAAACGTAACTACAGAATTTAATACAATAAAAACATTTTTATATTTTGAAAATTCTTCTATATTTTTTATAATTGTTGCATAATCAGATCTTCTTCGAATATAATCATTATATCTACCAACTCCATCTAAAGATATAGTTATTAAAACTTGCTTAAATTTTGGAATATAATTAAAGATATTATGTTTACCAGCTTTCGTTACAGTTCCATTTGTCTGATATTTTATTCGTATATTTTTAGCTTCATCTATTTCTATTAATTTATCTAATAGCTCATAATGTTTTTTCATAACAAGTGGCTCACCACCAATAATCTTTAAAAAATTAATATATGGAGCAAGTTCTACAATCTGATTATTAATTTCATCTACTGGTTTAATTGCCATAGCCTTTTTTGACCTTTGTTTTTTTTCAACTATATCACCCCACACAACATCATTCCATACACCTTCGTCAAATGCCATTTTAGTTCTAATTGAAGAACTAAAGTGATGACACATATGACAATCTAAATTGCATTCTATACCAAATGATTTTACTTGAATTTCAAGAATTCTATCTTTAAATATATATGGTTTACCTTTCATAGTATTTGTTGCAGAATCCATAATCATAGGCCACGATTTAAATTGTTCATCAATTCTATAATTCTCATTAGCTATTATTCTTCTAGACCTGTTTATATCTTTTTCATCATTTAAGCATTTAGTACAATAGTGATTAACATATTCAAAACCAGAATTTGGATCTACCATTTCACTACGAAGATTCTCCATTATATCTCCAGTCATCCAATCTTTAAGTGAAGTATCATGTAATGTTTTTTCAGAACGTACACCAAAATTACATTGAGAATAATCGCCCTCTTCATCAGTAAAAGCCATAAGGAATGGTATAGAACAAAACCAAACTTCATTGTTGTTTATTCTATCTACTAATTTTACTTTACTAAGAAAGTTGTCTAGGTTATCGGCTTGTGGTAATGAACCGATTTGTTTTACTGGGTGTGTTGTAACTAATTCAGTGGTTAATGAAATTTTACCTTTAAAAATATCAAGGGCTGCAAGAATTTCTGATATATCTTGTTTTTTTATTCCTCTTTTCCAATACCAATATCCACCATCTTTATCAGGATTATCTCTTAAATAAATTATTTTTTTATTAAAGTATCTACATTCTTGAAATATTCTTGGAGCAGGATCCCATGTATCTTTTGTATAAACATATGTTTTAAATTTTCCTAATAAATTTTTAACAGGAGAGCGTAGATTATTATTTTTTAAATCTAAATATCTATCCTGGTGATAAGTTAATATGCCATGATTTGGATATTCATGTATTACTTCTTGTATTGTTTTATAATATTCTCTATTAGTTCCTAAAAATAAATGTTCAAATTCAATTTCATCTTTTGGTTCTTTGTATATATCAAAATTAATTATTTTTTCAAAATGATTACCAACACCATTAGGATAAACATCAGTATCACATAAACTAATAATTTGTTTTGGTGAAAAAAACTTTTCAGCTTTAGGATAATAAGTGGGATGATTTTCTGAATAAACGGAAATAAGTTTATTGCCAAATAATTTTTTAAGAGAGGCTTTTTGTATTTTAGTATAATCACGCCAGCCCATGTGTGCCAATGTCATCATACTATTACCCATAATCATTGTTATAGAATTATCAGCTATATATTCATTATTGAATACTATATCTTTACAATGAATATACTTATCTGAAAGAGATTCAGTATAATCGCCTGAAGTAAAATCTCTATGAGTTATAACATAAACTTGAGCACGTATGCCTTCTTCATTTAGGTGTGAACAATATTCATAACTATAATATAATAATCCATCACATGGTTTACTAGTACATACTATATTTAACATTCTTGTTCTCAATTTGTTTAATTATAGTTCTATTTATAACGTTATAAATAGTTATATAAAATCTTAAATGGTATTAAATTATGAATATGGAATTATTAGGTTGGGCAACACTATGGGGATTCTTATGGTGTCAAGTAGTAACTCATTATGGAGTTAGTGTAGGACTACATAGGTACTTTGCTCATAACCAATTTAAAACAAGCTTATTTCATGAGGTTGGCTTCATAATAATGATTATGATTGCTT